GTACGTTTGTCCCGATAGCAACATCGGAACTAGCGCGACACCTTTTCATTTCAGACACTATAGCCCCTAGACACATAACGTGGAACAACAACATTGATAAGGATCCAATAGAAAATAATCTAGGTTTCTTTGGATCAGGACGAGGTTCGTCCTTAAGACATCCAGCAACTACATTCCGCGGTAATTCACCACGGTCTACAGCATCGAATATCCCTTGGACTAAAATTCTGAGTAAAGGATGGATTTCCCTAGTATCGGAATTCCAAAGATCTTTCCGGGAACGCGCTTTTGGTATAACACATTCCACATCATAACCAACAGCAGTACTACTGTCAAGGCCATCCCAGATCCCGGGAATCCCAAACACGGCTTCTTCTAAAGACCAGAGCCGAATTCTAGCTAAATCCATTTCTCGAGGGAAAAATCCCTCGAACGCAATTTGAGGATAATGTTTTGCAAGGTCTTTCATCCACGCTGGCATGGGTCTCGGAGGTGCCCGAGACAACTTTTCCAACGCATTTTCTAGCGGCTTACAAAGAAATCCTGTTTCTCGATCTCCAACCCAGGTCTCACATAAATAACCCGGAACTTGAAGAGGTTCTCCATATAAAGGTTCCATATCATGGTACCCTTGAGCAGGAGAAGCTCGAAGTCTTGTTTCAGAAGGTATTATCTTTACCTTTGGAGCCTTCCCTAAATATAAAAATTTCTTGTTATGAACAGGTCGGGAAAGCGTCGGCGAAGTTATCTGAAGATAAGACGGATAATAACATTGACGAAAATATCGTTCATCAAGGTCTTCTTGAAATATCGGCGAAAAAATGGAATTATCGTTCGACCTCCCGGTATGAATACCGAGAAACCAAACTACTCCAGTAGGATCCGTCCAAAGATATGGTTGCCCACAATCTCCGGCCACACCTAATCCACCAAGCATTATATAATAAAAAGAATGTTCGACTTTAATGAATTTTTCATGAAGATAAATTTCGTCTATAGGTTTCACTCCTTTCTGAATATGGTTTTTTGTAACCTTCTCCAATAGAATACTACCATCAGGCATCACGGTACGTGACAACCTGGTGAATTCTCCTACCATAGAAAGTTTTTCTTGCATCTCTTGAGAATTTTTGAACATTTTAGGTTTCAAACTTTTAAAAGGACTCAAAGCAGAAGCAGGAAAATCAACTACAAAAACATCGCGTTTATGAGGAATCGGTTTGACCGAAACTTGAGAAGCGTAAGCAGTTGCCAACACTCCTTGAGAATTTACGATGTTGATTTGTTCAAAATTAAAACCCCACTCAGAAAAAAAATGAGCTACTGTGAAAAATCGGGAACCACTTAAGATTCCATCAGTACGATATCTATGACCCCCCGGGTAAACCACTTCAATAGTTCTCATATGTTGAGAAAAATTGTAAATCTGTTGAAGTGACCCACTCTGAGCATAAACCGTACTATCGATAAGATTATAAAGCCTGTAATCCCAATCTCCAGCTCTCTTAGCTTGTCGAAGCCAAGTTTGCCTTTGATCAGGACTCGCTTGTGAAAATTTGATAACGTCCTGACGAGACGGAATAGGAATATCCGTCCAATCACGCCAGTCATCAAATACAATACTGTCTAAAATAGAAAAATCTGGAGAGTCACAAAACTCCATCCAGATGTCTACGATCTGCAAAATACTTGCAGCCGTAGAAGGTTCATAATTACGTTCAATGAAAAGAACATAATCATCGTAAGCTTCAATGAGCGACGGATATTTAAAT